CTCGCTTTCGCTAGAGGCACGCATTTTGGATACTTCCTCTTCGCGTCCTTCTTCTGCTTTGAACGGCCACACTTTGCGAAGGAGCCATCTTTTCGCTTGCTCCCAATATCTACCCATTTTTGTTTGAACCATTTATCAAGACCATTTTTTGCCATATCATTATGAATTTTTACCGACTGCGTCTCTATTCAACCCTCTAACGCAGACACCACCACCTCGTTTTAAACCTTGTCTTCTTAATCTTTCAGTGGCTTCTGTTAAACCACCACCAGCATATTTAATTCTTCCGCCCATAGCAGATGGTTTACGACCTTTAAAATCTTTTCTTTTTACACCAGATGGATCTTTAATTTTACCTGCACAAATTTTAGATGCGTAGGCGTTAGCATATGCTGAGGGATATACCTTAAATTTAGCTTTTGCTGCTCTTTTACCTCTTGGACAAAGTTTAGTCATAATTAAGCCTTCGCTGTTTGTTTTGCTCGTTTAAAGTCAGACGCTTTTGGTGCACCCTTTGCACCTTTCTTTCGCATCTTACCTCCACGTTTTCTTTTAGCGTGGATATTTGCGTATAAACCTTTACCTGCCATTACCCAATCACTTTTTTCTTATTTTTCATTTTGGCTTTTTTCTTTTTAGCCATAACAAATTTTTTAAGTTGTGGTGGAATAGAACCTTTTTTTGCCATCATTCTATCTGCTTTGCCAAGGTCTTTTGCACCTTTTCCGTCAGCTGCAAAGAAAGGAACTTTATCTTTTCTTCCTTTCACTTTAACCATTGCAAGTTTGCCACCTTTCATCATAGGTCGCTTTTTCATCATCATTCCGCCACCCATTTTTTTAACACGTCCACCTTTCATATATCCTTTAGGTGAAACTTGTTTGTTATATAGTCTGTTTGCCATTATTTTTTTCCTCCGTTCCTAAATATTTGTGTACCCTTTATACCAAAAATGCTCGCCACGACAAGGATCCATAAATTCGTAAACCAGCTCGGAAGAGTAGAAAAATATTCAAAGAATAATTTCACCTTTTCCATCGCAGTTGGGTCGTCCGATAGAACTGCCCAAGCCAACACTATAATCGGAGCCGATAAAATAATCAATACAAATTCGTCTTTCCAGTCCGATTGTCTAGCTTCAAGAAGCTTGCCTTGATAAGCTTCTTCTCCTCTGGCCATTTTTTCTGCGTGCATTAATTGTGCATCAGACATAGCCATCTTAGTTTTTTGGCGATTAGAGTAAATCTTAGCGCCAGCTTGCATTGCAATCTTTGCTAAACTAAACCACGCCATAAATTAGTACCACTTAGCTTTTCTTTTTTTCTCTGCTAAGATATTTCCTTGTCCTTGAACCTCTTCCTCTTGTGTTTCAGTTGGATTAGTCATCTCAACTTCTTTTCCACCTTCAACATAACCATCTTTGTTTGTAAACATTTCATGATTTAGGTTCTTTTTTTTATCTTCTGCCATATTAGCTCCTTTTTTTCTTAATTCCGGCCTCAGAAAGTGCAATCGCAATAGCTTGTTTACGACTTTTTACTTTTTTATCGCTGCCGCCGATGTTGAGTTTACCTTTTTTAAACTCCTTCATCACTTTTTTAACCTTTTTTTCCTTTTTTGTCGACATTTTTACTCCTCTTTCTTAATTATCACACTTCCAGCGCCCATATCTTTGGCACTTGGTAGTGTTTTTGATAATATTGTCTTTTCAATCGAAGTATTTGCTCTTAATTTTGCTAATTCTTCGTTTTGTTCTAATTTTTCGTCTTGATTTTCTTGATTCATCATCGCTCTCATTCTATCAAGATTTAATCTTTCTTCACCTTCTTGTTTTTTTCTAGCATTTTCTTGTGCTTGAAGGTCTAATTCTCTTGCTCTTAATTTTGCAATAGGATCATTATCAAATTGAGATGTAATTTTCTTCTCTTCCATCATAAATTCACCCATCATGTCAGCAATAAGTTGTGCTTTTCTTGCTTCTATCTTTTCAGCTGTCATTTTTATTTGCATTTGTATTTGTGGATTCATTGCAGCTTGAGGATTTTGTCTAATAGCCATGAGTTGCTGCATCTCTCCTCTAAATTCTACTTCGACTTGTTCTTGAGCCATTAACGAAATATGTTCAAAACAATTTTTCTCAAGAGCTGCCATCACCATAGGATTATTTCTAGCCATATTAGTCGCCATAAAATTTAAGTGCGAAGTTATATGCGCTCTATGATCTTGACCTGGAAATGCTTGGAACGGACGCCCAGCAAGAGCATCGATATGCTCTAATGCTGGGTCCTTTGGTGCGGGAATAGGGGGTCTTTTTAAAATTTTATCAATCTCTTTTACACCTAATGCCTCATACATATTTCTGTACGCCTCATACAAATTATGTATTTGTGGGTTAGATGTTGCCAGTTGCAGTTCTGACTGTGCGAGGGAAATACGCTGAGTCTGAGAAAATATGTTTGGATCTGCAACCGGCAATATATCTACTCTGTCATCAAAGTCTGTTTGCTTAATCATTCTTTGACCACCAACGACATCGTAGGGATATTCGTTAGGTAGATATAACTTGAAAACTCTTGCCATTAATTTAAACTCTTGTTTTAACGCTGCATAAATTCTTTTGTGTATAGCAGACATTGTTCTGCTGCCTCTTTCCAACAAGGCTACTGTCGTACCCACTGCCGCTTGTTGATTACCCTCACCTACTT